GCTCTTGTAAAACCCATCTCCAAGAATTTCCGCGCCATGTCCATACCAATGAAGTCGCGTTCGGTCTTAAATCTACAGAACATTTGGTATATCGTATCAGCAGATTTGCGAGCAGTAGGTTCATCTACAAATCTCCAATGAGCGCATATATCGTTAGTGTAAGGGCGTACCAATAGCACTCCTTGTTCTCCCCTTCCAATGCGATAAAGTTTGCGAGTTTCTTCATCTGTAAAATCAAGTTGTTTGTAATCAAGGTCATAATCAAACTCTTTCATAATAATTTGTGAGTTGGATTCCATCCAGTGCTACGCAATAGTGTAACATCTGCCGTGTTATCTTGTCTCTCACCTGGGGTCAGTTTTCTGACTGGTAGATGACCCATACCCATTTTATTTGCCAACTCTTTTACACTAACTGAGACGCCAGTCCCAACTGATACAGGACCTCTAATCGTACTAGAAGAAAGATAACGAATGGCAGAACATACATCTTCAACGTGAATCCAATCTCTGGTGTGGTTTGTTACATAAGTGGCAGTCTTATCCTCAAGCATTCTATACATCATGTCTGGGCGACTATTCTCACCATATACTGTGGTGAATCTCATTCCAATAGAGTTAGGAGGCGCCATAACTTCGTTGATCCATTTGCTCATTGCGTATGGATTTTCCCAGTATTTTCCATCAACTGCACTCGATGAGGCATACATTAACAGTGTGTCAGTTTCTCTACACCAATCGAACAACTTACGGGCCTTTGTTACATTGTTCTCATAGAATTTGTGTGGGAATGCTAAACTCTCACGAATGTTAGCAAATGCCGCAAGGTGGATGACTAGATCATAGTTTCCACCATTGAAATTGGCAATATCATCAGGAATATCAATTCCATGCACACATTCTTTGCCTAATTGTTGTTGCCAATCAGCATATACATGTCTACCAATGAAACCTTTATGTCCTGTGATTAATACTAACAAAAGAAAGACTCCAAACCTTTGTAATGAATTTGCATAGCAGTATAATTGCGTGTATTTTTGATGTCTACGGGGTCACCCACTGATTTAGCATTTCTTGGCGCATAATACTGCTGTTTTTTGGTGTTGTAAAATCCCCAAATCGTAGCAACAGGATCGCTAGTATAACTGTAACAATCGGGATGGTGTAACCAAATAGAAAGCACATTACGCTTAAAGTCTTTAACTTTGTATCTGAATCCTGCTGGTGGTTCATGGATAAAATCGGGAGGAAGTTCAATCACAGTTTACCACCAACGACACCAGAATTGACGACGCGAGTGTAATCATCAAGCGATCCATCTTGCAGGCATTTAAGATGCCAACGTGACATAGTTAGCACTGCTTCATACTCTAGTCCAGTGATAAAATGTTGACCGAGAGGTTCTTTTAGAATGGAAGTATAGAGACCGAAACGTGTCTTTTTAATGTAAAAAGCATCATCAATCCATTCAGCATCTTCTGGGATATTTTTCTCTACAGTGCCACCAAAAGAATCAGAAAGTTTTGCTTTGCGTTGTTCAGTTTTTTCTTCAGTCATGACAGAGTTGATACTAATTTAGAGAGACCAATGACCATGAGGAATGTAAGCATTACCACAACGTCATAGGATTTAGTTCTTATGAAATATGGCATTGACAGTGTATCACCAATGAGGTTCATTGTCACGCCAAGATATACATTTACATGCAAGACAACAAAATAGGCAGCAATCACAAGAATGCTGCCTATAATTCTCATTGGAACATCTACTTTTGGCAGAGCGATTGATCCATTTGACATAGTTTCTCATTCCGAGTTTCAATGGTCTTCATCATGTTAGAGTCAAGAATGCTGATCAACATGTGAGCACCAATCATAACAACGATGGCAGAAAGTGCAATTCTCATGCTGAAACCTCCTGAGGGATGTCAACAAGTTGACCGAAAGAATCGGACCAAGTTTTAGTATCATAACAGAACCACTCACCGTTGTCAAAAACGTAAGCGTATTCTGCACCGCAGTTGTCACACTGCTCAAAATACTCGGTCATCGACTCAGCAAGTTTAGGTGCATTTTCGTCGATAGATTCACCACGACCAGTATAATACTGAACGTGTTCTTTACACTCTTTACGATTCCAGTCAGTATCAGAAGCGATACATGACATGTTGCCACCATCAATCAGTTCGGCAATGTCTTCTTTATTGGTGTATTTTGTGGTGAGTTGAACACCCAACCACTGAGGATAACCGTCCCAGTGATGATAAACACTGACAATTCCACCGTTAAGTTGAAGACCAATGCGAGCGTTAGTTGACATGAATGAAGAAGAAAATGTGAGAGAGGCGGTCTCGCGGAAGGAGACACATTTGATTTACCTCTCGGTGTGTTGTGTCGGGTCTCCCCTCCACTTCTTTAATATCGCACGGATCAGGTCAGTTTTCAAGCGGTAGTGGACACTTTATCCGACTGTCCACTCACTCTCTGATAAAATTATAGTGTTTATCTGCTTTTTTCTCTTCTGGTTTATCTTCAGTCAGCACATCTGCACCGTCAGACTCTTCCAAGTCCATCATTTTGGGTTCATCTTTAATAACTACGGTTTTTTCCTCAATTTCAGGTGCCGCAGCAGGTGTTGGTTCGGGTGCAGACTTCCCACCCAGCAGATCTCCAAATCTTGTCATTGTGGTTAAAAAATAGGATAACTTATTTAGGATTTAGTTCCTAACATTGAAAGCGATTGGTTTACCATTGTCCAACCACTTTTTGGCGGTGGTGAAGTTACGATATGAAAACTCACGACGGTTGACTAGTTTGTAAGTGCCATGATTATTGGTTACAACATAACCCTCATGGTCACAATCTTCACCCTCAAACTGAACTTGAACGTTCTCATCAGAGGTGATACCCTTCATCATCAATCGCTTGATCTCCATGATAGTTTTGTAGAGCAATGTCATGGTCGGACCCATACCTGCATTGGCAATATCTGTACCCTCACGGATACACTTATTGACTGCAACTTTCAGTTCTTTTCCTCTCTTTTCATCAGGAAATCTAACAAAATTTGCAACCATAGAAGCAAAATTAATAAGGTAGTCAATTCTACGACTACGGGCGGTAAAGTGTGCATCAGTGTTCAAGTATCGAGTATTACTTCCACGTTCATATCTATCCCACTGAGCATTGAAATCAGCACACATTGTCTTGAGATCCTTACCCTGATAATGAGTATGAACTGCTACAACAATACCCTTATCAATCGTCTCGTCAAAGTTATATGTAAGAGTGTTGGGAGTGAAACTATCAGTGCCGCCATAACCTATAAAATCACCCTGCCAAATACCAGGAGTTTTACGCAAACATTCAAAACATGTATGTAAGATAGCAGCAACTCTAGGAGAATCGCCATGATTGACTTCTATATCATTATGACTATAGTTAATCTTGACTTTTACTTTGTTGAATACACTTTTAGTACCAACAAACCATTTTCCTTCATATGTGCCAAATACTATAGCAGGGGCACCGTCCCACTTTACAGTGGCAGTGCTGCTACGATCACGCAAAAAATGAAGCATTTTGTCAAAAGTCTCGCGATTATATAAAATCGCGTCTTCTGGGTGCTCGAGGTGGGTGTTTTTCATGAGTATATAATAACTCACAGAAAACGCCATGTCTGTCCCCTATGTGACAGTTTTTATATAAGCACACCCCCAAAACGATGATGCTGCTGTTTTTGAACGCTTTTTATATAAAAGGCGATTTGCCATAAAAAAAGACCCTCACTCGGAGGGTCTTTCTTCTAGTTTATACTTTGGTTTTCTAAGTTTATGTCTCTTTATATACGTCTGAGCGTGTTCCATGCACTGAAAGTGACACACAACCTCTTTAGTTTCCAATCGAATGGGAAACATTTCATACGGGAACTTTTCTCGCGCTTTCTTCAATTAGTGTCTCCAGTTGTTCGATTGCAATCACTTTTGCATCATCATTTGCTTCAGACTTTGACTCTGAATAATAATACAATGCATCTTCTAAGATAGCATACTGATCCTTTGTTAGTAAACAATCGAGATGGTACATTTTATTGAATAGGAATGTTAAATGACATAATTGTCCTAGGTTCATCATGAAGATTTGCAGTAGATTCGTGACCTAAAGCAGCAGGGAATAGAATAATATCACCCTCATTAACATCTGGCAGTTCCATCATTGTGAGTCTACCATAGAGAGGATCTAGGTATGGACATTGTAACCTAGTGGAGGAATGTAGTGCAGGATCATGTTCAAGATTAAGAACGCCTGACATATTACCAAACCCATGATTATGTAGGTCATGATAATCTCCACGATAATATCTCTGAGACCAAAGTTGAATCTCACTAGGATCTTTGTGTGGTGGTAGACTCATCATCTGCCAACATTCTTCAATCGATGGACCAACCAACTCCCAGAACTTTTCTAGGTATGGATGACCATTTGCACGACCTTTACCATCGAAGGCACCAACATGAAAGAAATCAGTTGTGCATGTTTCATTTTTATATTCATCACCATCGAGATCAATCATCTCAAGCAACTGTGGTTTAAGTTTATCCCAATCAGGCAGAGTAATCCTATTAACAGGAATGCCGAAGAGATTAAGTTGTGCTACAGTCATTTTCGTTTGTCTCGTTTGCGAAGTTTAGTGCCTGGTTTCTTAAGATCTTTTTTTAATTGTTTTAAGAACTTAAGGTGTGCTTTAAGTGGGTCAGTTACATGTTGACTGACCCTTTTGTCTTTACTCACTTTCTGACCAATGTAAATGTGGAATGTCAGCATCAGTGAACTGACTCATATCATCGATGAAAGTCCACTCAAGTTCTTCTGCATCATCAACAACCATCTCACTTACGATTGCTCTTGCATCATCGTATCGATCTTCATCAACCAATACTTCTAGACGTGATGCATAAGTGTTTTCTAGATTGTCAAGGCAGTTGTCACGAATTTTGTCAATCATGATAGACTCCATTTGTTTGAGTTTAGTGTGATTTGATTAGTTTGTCAACGTTCAACTTTCCAGTCCATGTTACCTTTGGCATTTACCCAGAAAAAGTAACATTCGTTGAGTGATTTCAGAAACAACCACTGAGAACCATCTGCCATCTCACGTTGACCTTCAACAGTGCAAGTATGGAAACTATTCATCTCATTAGCAAACCGATTCTTTGCCTTACGAGATAGTGGAGTCACTGAAACTCGTTTGGTTTTAGTCTTAGTCATTTTGGTTTGTGTGACAGTGTTATTGTAAGGCATCAGAGAGCGCGTTCCTCTTGCTCTGTGACACTTTCTTCATTGGTTTTTGATACCGAAGCATCTTATTTTGTGTGCTCTGGAAAGATCTACCATAATCAATAATCTTTCCATGATGAATTAGAGCAAACTTCTTTCCTGCTGGTACTATTGCCCACATGCCATCTGGTGAAACATATGATAGCAATGGTTCAGGATCTAAAAGAGTTGAGTTGTGATTGTGATACTTGTTTTTCATTTGGTATGTTGTTCCAGTGGCGAATTACGCCAGATACAATAAAGCAGTTAGTGACCAAGTAAGAAACAAAAATAAGGGTGCGTATGCCAGCAATAATATCTGCCTCTCTGTCATTTCGTCCATACTTTTCACCTAATGCTTTTGCCCATATTCTCCACATTATCGACGGATCTCACTGATAGCAGGTTGTCCTTGATTGAAGACAACATCAACAACTGCCTGCACTTTGCGGGCGGTACTGATACCAACAGAGTCATAGGTAGGAATACAAACAAGACCAAAAGTCTTCTCAGTGCTACCCAAACGGATCACACGTCCGATGCTCTGACTGATACCAATGTAGTCCATGTTACGCATGAAAATGACTGCCTCAAGACCACTGACGTTGATACCCTCAGACAGAATAGAGTGGTGAATGACTACAAATTTCTTGGTGTCATCTTTACCCCATGCATTGAGAGTATCGAAGAATTGCTCACGATTGACTTTCTTACCGTCAATGATTGCACCAGTCTTAGATGTGATCGTCATCCAAGAATAACCACGTTTGCGAAGTTGAAGACAGAAGTCAGACTGAGACAAAAGACCAATAATCTGTTTCGTAGTACGAGCACAGATCAGAGTTTTATTGATGTTATTGTCATCAATAGTCTCAAGCAAGTTGTCTGCATCCTCCGCATACATGACCTTGCGACCTTTAACCAAGGGCAGTTTCTTAACTACAACTTTAGGAGGGAGAATGTAACCCTGTTGAACAAGTTCAGGAGCAGGAACATTGATAAGAACCTGACCATAAACTTTGCCATCATTCATTCCTGGTTTCTTAGGAGTCAGAGAATGTTTGGGAGTTGCAGTATAAAAATAGCAACGATCTGCGTTCTCTGCAAAGAACTCAGTGGCAGGAAAGAAGTTCTTCTGCACACTGTTGTGTGCTTCATCGAAGTAGATTGTGTTGACTTCGATGTCAGCATTCATCACACGATGGAGTGAATGATAAGTGGTAAAGATAATGCAGTTCTCACCCATACTACGAGCACAATTAGCATAGAGGTGAATCTTATCAGAATTAGTTGTGCTAGTGTAATGTGTCTCACCACTGTGGACATGCATCACATGCAGATAAGGATCACTGTTGTTAGGATCAATAACCTCCATGAACTCAGAGCACAGTTGCTCTGCAAGTAAGATACGGGGAGCAACAACAACGGTGGTAGTGCCGTTGTTGATAACTTCATGGCGTTTCTTGGTGTCCATAATCATGGTCAGAGTCTTGCCACCACCAGTGGGCACAATCACTTGACCTTTGTTGTAGGAAAGCATACGGTTGATGATGCGTTCCTGATGCGGGCGAAGTGTGATGGTCAAAGTCGTTCCGTCGATAGAACTATTATACACAAAAAAACCCCCTTTCACAAGGGGGTGGACAGAGTGATAACCGTCACATGGTCAGAACTGACGGAGCATCTTTTCAGTTTCGGGATCAAAAGTCTCTCGGATACCACTACTAGGCAACCAATCTTCGGGACCAGTTTCCATCATTGCTTCATAAAGTTCATCGAAATCATTGTACTGATACTCAAATTCGTTGTTCATAATTAGAGAAAATCGGGTGGTTGTTGTTGAGCGTTTCCTTGTTGTGTTTCGTCTGGACCTGTGGCAACTGGTGTTACCATGTCAAACTTTTCACCAACTGCAATCTTATCACGGATTGCACCAACTTCATTAGCAAGATGCACAACATCTGCCTGAGTTTTGTGAATTGAACCTAAAACCAGTTGTTCTAGTTCACCAAGACGGCGGTCAATTTCACCTACCGTTGCCATTGTGGCACTTAGTTGTTTTTGTAGTCGTTCCTGTGTATGTACGGAAGCGCGTTGATCTGCCATAATAAGTTCTATGTGAGCGGTTTATTTATCGCATGTAAAGGTAACTACCTGCCCAATCACATGTAGAGATAACCTGATTAAAAGAGGCATCATTCATGAGATTGAATCGAACACCTTTAGCGGGTGATTTGACTGATGCAGGTTTATATACATCACCAGTCACTTTATCAACAAATGCATGAACTGATCGGGAGTTGTCATCAGTCTCCATCCAGATTTTGTGGTACTTACGTCCACTCTCGATGTAGAACTTATAGGCACCAATACCATTCTCAAGTTCTTCTGCACGTTGTTGATGATACTTGGACCCATAAAGTGTATCAGAAGTCAGAGCACTACGCAAGTGAGATCTGATCGAGTATTTGATGAAGTTTTGAACCAATGCCTCGCAGAGTGACTCAGCACGACTCAGAACACTTGTGGTGGTTGTGGTTGTCATGGTTGATCTCTTTGACCTTTATAGAATACACCCCTGAGACCCCTCTAGGAGCGTCTGTGTGACACTTTAACAGGTGGTTAGGAGAGATTGGTCGGTCGGATGTGAACAACCTCACCGCCAGTCATAGATTCACACTGAATCTTTGCATCTTGTGCGTTCATAGAGATAGACTCAAACACAAATTGTTTGAGACCTTCATTTTGTGTGCGAACTGTGGCAGTAAATGAGTAGGTCATTGGAAATGTGGAACTCCCCATATCTTACCAGATTTTTTGTTCTCCACACATGCCAGACGGTCTCTGGGGGACAGTTTCTCAACCTTCCAC